GACGCCCGCGCGAGTATCGTCGGCCCCGGCACACTCTTGGCCGGTGACGTGCTGCGCTTTGTGGCGAGTGCCGATGCCGCCCTTGATATCTGGGTCAGCTACCATGACCGTCCGGTGCCCGCATGAGGCGCGTTGTCGGACATGACGGGGCGCTGAGCAGCCCACTGCTGTCGCTGGCCAGTGCTGGAAAAGCCGGGGGCGGCTTTGGGGTCGCTGGCATTGCCGGAATGGGGTTCCTGAAGCGAGTCGTACAGCCCCGTGACGTTCCCGGTTCACCCGCTACGGGTGACATTCCGGGCATTTTTACCGTCATCAACTCAGATGGCACTGGCAAGCTGATCACCACTTCGGCGACCACGGGCGGCAATATTGTCATCTACGATATTCAGAATTGGGACGACTTCAGCGATCCGGTTAATTCGGTCATCAGCTACGCGCCGATTTCGCCGGGGTCGTCGTATAGGATCTGCATGGCAGAGGACGGGCGGCATATTGCGCTCTACGGAGCGTCAGCCTGTCGGATCTACAATCTGACAACGCCTTGGGATTTGACCACGGCGGTGCAGCTTTCCATCCCCAACGTTAGCTATTCCTGTGTAGCGCCTGATGGCAGTTTCATGCTGCGCATCCTGACGGCGGGATCTAATCCCTATGTTACCACGCTGGAAAAATGGGATGCCGCCGCCCCGTGGGATTTTTCCGGGATTGACGTCGCGAACCCGGATCAGAGCCTGCACATCCCCGAGCTTTGGAACAACGGGGGGTATGGCCTCGAAATGCCGACCCAAGATCTGATCATTACCGGGAACCGAACGGCATTCACAGGCTACGGAGGCCAGGCGCTGAGTTTCACAGTGCCCGGCGACATCAGTGCACTCGAATACCACGGGCAAATGATGCTGGTTGATCGGACGGGCCAAACTGCTTTTGCGCCAGGTCGGGTTCTGAACGCCTACCCAGCGCGCGAATACCTTTATGAACTGATGTGAGGTCAAAGCATATGACACAGCCCCTTTATTCCTTGAATGGCGCGCGCCCGGCCTTGCCTCCGGCAAAGCTGCGCCTGCCCAATGGCCGCTGGCGGACTGCACCCTACGCCGAGGCCGATCTGATGGCTGCCGGTTTTGCACTGGCTCCGGCCAAGCCCACCTATGATCCGGCCACCGAGCGGCTGGACTGGCAGGATGGCAGCTGGACGGTCGAACCGCTGCCGCCCCGTGATCCGGTCTACCGCCCCCTGACCAAGCTGGAAGCAATGAGCCTTTTTCGGCACGTAACCGGCATGGATGATGCGGGTGAACTGGCTCTGCGCAAAGATCCTGCTCTCGAGTTGTTGTGGATGAAATGGGAAACGGATGTTCCCCAGAGTATTCATCGCGATAACCCGGTGGTTGGCGTGTTTCTCGATGGGCTGATCGCATCGGGTCACGCGACGGACGAACAGAAGGCAGCCATGCTGGCGGCCTGGCCGACACAGTAAATGACGACGCTGGCTTTTTACAAAGGCAAGGGCACGGCGGTCGACCGGGCAATCCGGTGGGCCACCCGTGGCGAGTTCAGCCATGTTGAGCTAGCAGATTTGGATCGTGGCCTCGGCCTGTCGGCCTCCGCTCGCGATGGTGGTGTGAGGGTCAAAGCAATCGATTTTGCATCTGGGCACTGGGATGTGGTAGAGGCCCCTTGGATCGCCCGGGGGGGATCATGGGCGCGCGCGGTGGAGCACATCGGCGCGCCCTATGACTATCTGGGCATTTTCGGTTCTCACGCCCTGGCTTTATCCCGCCACTACCGCAAGGCATGGTTTTGCAGCGAACTGTGCGCGCTTGCACTTGGCCTTGATGCACCGCAAAGCTATTCGCCGCAAAGCCTGTTTCGGGCAGTGACCTTTGGCCGCCGAGCGTTTCAGGCTGGTGGTGAAATCGGGAATTACGCCAGAGGAAACTGATCAGAGCCTCCCGCATGATCGCAGAGAACTGCAATCATCAGCGAGGCTCTAATGTCTGGTTTTAATCACGGCGTCGAGGTGCTCGAGATCGACTCAGGCCCGCGCCCGATCCGCACGATTTCGACAGGCGTGATCGGTATTGTAGGCACAGCGCCTGCTGCCGATCCCGCCGCATTCCCCCTTAACACTCCGGTTCTGATCGCGGGCAGTCGCGCAGAGGCGGCCAAACTGGACACCACAGCCGACCGCACCGGCGGCGGGACGCTTCCCGGTGCGCTGGATGGTGTCTTTGACCAGATCGGCGCGGTGGTTATCGCGGTGCGTGTCGAGGAAGGTGCAGACGAGGCCGAAACACTCGCCAATATGGTTGGCGGAGTGAACGCGACGAATGGCCAATATGAGGGCGTCCACGCGCTTCTTGGCGCTGAAAGCGTTGTCGGTTTTGCCCCGCGTATCCTGTGCGCCCCGGGTTGGACCCATCAGCGCCTTGAAGACGCAGGCAACCCCGGCACCTATCTGGCAAACCCTGTCGTTGCCGAGCTCGAAGGCATCGCAGATCGGATGGCTGCAGTTATTATTGCAGATGGACCGAACACGACGGACGCAGCCGCCCAGGCATATGCGGGCGATTGGGGCACCACTGGTCGCGTTTACGTGGTTGATCCATGGGTGAAAGTCCTTGCCCCTGATGGCTCGATTGTCGATGAGCCGGCTTCTGCCCGCGTTGCCGGTGTGATCGCACGGACAGACAATGATCAAGGGTTCTGGGTCTCTCCCTCGAACAAGGGGATTTTCGGCATTCTGGGCACTTCCCGCCCGATTGATTTCAAGCTGGGTGACCGGGCAAGCCGGGCCAACCTGCTGAATGAAAACAACGTGGCCACAATCATCCGGCAGGACGGCTACCGCCTCTGGGGCAACCGCGCACCCACTGCAGATCCGAAATGGCAGTTTCTCTGCGTCCGCCGCACCGCTGACGTGCTCAACGAAAGCATTCAGCGGGCGCATCTGTGGGCTGTCGATCGTGCGATCACCAAGACCTACATGGACGATGTGGTCGAGGGCGTGAACGGCTTTATTGCCAATCTGGTTGCACAGGGCGCGCTGCTGGGCGGTCGCTGCTGGGCTGATCCGGATCTGAACACGCCAACCAGCATCCAGAATGGGCAGGTGTGGTTCAACTTCGATTTCACGCCGCCTTATCCGGCCGAGCGGGTCACCTTCCGGTCGCACCTCACCAATGAATACATCGCGGAGGCACTGGGCTGATGGCTATTCGCAATATCCTGAAAAACTTCAATCTCTTCGTTGATGGTCGTGGCTATGCGGGGGAGCTGGGTGACTACACACCGGCCAGCCCCTCAGTCGCCGCAGAGGAATACCGCGGCGGGGGCATGGATGGTCCGGTCGATATCGATATGGGCATGGAAAAAATGACCACCAGCTTTGTTCTGCGCAACTACAGCGCGGACGTGCTGGCGCTCTGGGGCATTGCTCCCGGACAATTGGTCCAGGTAACCGCGCGCGGTGCTCTGGAAAGCGAAGACGGCACAGTCACGCCGGTCATCCACAACATGCGCGGCAAGATCATCCAGCCAGACCGTGGGACCTGGTCGCCGGGACAGTCCGCCAGCATCACCGTCAACATGACCCTTGAAGCCTTCAAGGAAACCATTGGCGGGCAGCTGATCACGGAAATCGACGTCATCAACATGGTGCGCAATGTCGGCGGGGTTGATCGCCTGGCAGAGCAGCGCGCCGCATTGGGCATCTAAGGAGCACCCATGGACAACCAAACTGACCTGCCGGACTTCATCACCGAAAACCCTGACGGATCACTGACAGTCGATCTGCTGCGTGGGATCACAGCGGACGGGGTCAAACAAGAACAGCTGACCCTGCGCGAGCCGACCGTCGATGACATGATTGCAGCCGAAAAAACGGCCAAAGGCGATCAGGCAATGACCGAGGTGACGCTGTTCGCAAATCTCGCAGGGATCGCCCCTGCCGATATTCGGTCTGCCAAACTCAAGGACTACTCCCGCCTGCAGGCAGCGCTGGCTTTTATGAATGGCTGACGCCTGAAACCTGCCGGGCAGGTGTTTTGATACTTGCCCGGCACACGGGGTGGTCTTGCGCCGAGATCACCGCAATGAGCGGCAGCCGGTTCAGCTGGTGGATAGGGGGCCTTAATGGCAAATCAGCGCCTTAACGCCACCGTCACAATCGGCGGTGTGCTGGAAAAATCGTTCAAGAAAAACATCGGCCTGATCCGGTCGGGTTTTGAGAGCATCGGCGACAGCATCAAGACTGTAAAAACGCGCCAAAAGGAACTGTCGCGAGAGCGGGCATCCCTGATCAAACAGGGGAAGTCTGTCGAGGCGCTGGATCGGGAGTATGAAGATCTCGAGCGGACGCTTGAAGATCTGACCCGCAAACAGCGCCGTTGGGAACGCGCGATGCGCGACAGCAACCGCGTCGGCGAAACCTTTGGCCGGATGACTGGCAACATCGGCCGCCTTGGCCGCCGGGTCGGTGCTGGTGTGGCGGCAGTTGGTGCCGGTGTATTCGCTTTGGCCAGTTCCACAGCTGACTATGGGGACCAGGTTGCAAAGACGGCTGGCAAGCTGGGCATCGGCATCGAGGCGCTGCAAGAGTTTCGATATGCCGCAGAGCGCTCTGGTGTATCCACAGGGACTTTCGACAGCTCCCTGACGGCGCTGCAAAAGCGCCTAGGGGAAGCGGCCCAAGGGACTGGCGCGGCGAAAAAGGCCCTGGACCAAATGGGACTTTCGGCGAAGGATCTGGTCGCGGCTGGCCCAGAACGCGCAATGGCGCAAATCGCTGACAAGCTGAAAGGTATCGAGAACCCTGCGGAGCGTGCTGCCATTGCCTCTGCACTGTTCAGCCGGGCGGGTATTGGCATGGTCAACATGCTGGGCGGCGGATCTGAGGCCCTGCAACAGCTGCGCGATGATGCCCGAAAAACGGGCTATGTGCTCAGCGAGGAAGCGGCACGAGATGCCGAGGCCTTTGCGGATGCACAACTTGACGCGCAGCTGACCATCAAGGGCCTGAAAAACACCATCGGTGCCGAGTTCATGCCGGTGGTTACGCGATCGATGAAGAGTTTTAGCGGGTGGGCTGTGTCCAACCGTCAAGACGTTGCCGATTTTGCAGACACCGCCGCGCGGAAACTTGAGGCTGCTTTGCCGGTGATCGGTCAGGTGGTCGAGGGCATGGGTAAGGTTTCCACCACCATCGGCGGTGTGATTTCCAAGGTCGCCACTATGGTCGGCGGCTGGGAAAACTTCGGAATGATCATTGGCAGCTTGTTCGCGGCCCGCACCATTGGCAGCGTGCTTGCGTTTGGGGCGGCGGTGGCCAATCTCGGCGTGTCTGTTGCAGCCCTGGTACCGGTTGCCGCAAGCGCTAGCGCTGCCATGGGTGTCCTGACAGGCGGGCTGGCGTTGGTGAAAACTGGCGTGGTTGCAATCGGTAGGGCACTGCTGATGAATCCTATCGGTCTTGCGGTCGGTGCCATCGCTGGATCCGCCTATCTGATCTACAAGCATTGGGACAAGGTCGGCCCTTGGTTTGGGGAACTGTGGGGCGGGATCAAAGGCACGTTCAATAGGGTTGGCAATTTTGTCAGTGGTGTTTGGCGTGGTGACATGGACGCGGCTGCCGCAGGCATGGCGGCGGCTTGGCAGGGCGGCCGCTCAGTGCTTTCCACTGTCCTCGACGGGATCGGCTCTGCTTTTCGATTTGCTTGGGAAAGCGGGATCAAGCCGATCACAGACAAGCTGGGCGTCACAGACCATATAACGGGTGCGTGGGCGCTGTTGTCACCATGGTTTCAAAACCATTGGGACGGCCTCAAGACCATTTTCTCCGGCTTTGGCGGTTTCGTCAGCGGGATATGGCGTGGGGATCTGGATGACGCTGCTGCTGGCTTGGGGGTGGCCTGGGACGGCGCAAAAACGGTTCTGGCAAACTCTTTCGAGGCTATGGGCGCTGTGTTTCGGTCCGTGTGGGTAAATGTCATCAAGCCCGTTACCGATAAGTTGGGTATGACAGACGGGATTGCTCAAGCCTGGCAATTGGCCGAAACGGCAGTTGGCCGGGTAGTTTCCGGCATCGGCGGCGCACTGCAGGCGGGCTATCAGAGCACAATCAAGCCCGTGATCGATGCGTTGTCATCCACCGATGGGATCGCATCCGCTTGGAACGAGATCCAGACCGCAATCGGTGCAGTGGTCGACTGGCTGGCCGAGAAATTCGACTGGCTGATGGGTAAGCTGCAACCGGTCCTCGATGGTCTGTCATGGCTGAGAGACAAAGGCTCTGGCGCAGTGGCTGGTGTGCAGGGCATCGGGTCCGGCTTGGTCGGCTGGTGGAATGGTGACGACGGGACTGACGCGCCTACGGCCAAGCCACCGGCCGCGCAAGCGACAGACAGTGGGCGAGCGGTCCCCAAAGGGATCTCGGGCTCTTACCTCGGCGGCACGATTGGGCGGGGTTTCCGTCAGGTCGGTGAGCAGGGACCGGAGACCATCTGGACGTCAAAGGGCGGCTATGTGGCCCATGCAAACGCGACAGAACGCCTTGCCCGGTTGTCTGACAAGGCTGGGCCTATGTTGGAGGTTCTGGGTGGTGGACTGCGTCGCGCAATGGCGCGCGCAGAGGGAGTCGCCGCACCGATTATGCAGCAGGTACAGGTCGCCTCACAGCAGATGATGCCCGCGCCAGCCGCGGCCCCGGCGGCACCTGCTCCCGCGCCGGTGACGATCCACGCCATGATCAACGCGCAGCACCTCACGGCTGCCGAGATCGCCGACGAACTAGAGCAGCGGGCCCGCGATGCGCAGGCTGGGGCGCTCTATGACCAGGCGCATGACTTTGGGCAATACGGGGGCTGATCATGGCAAGGACAATGCTACAGCTGGGCGGCTACCAGTTCAGCATCAACACCGCAGCATATCAAAGCCTGCAGCGTTCGACAGAATACCGATGGGCCGCGCAGGAGCGTGTCGGGGCCGCTGATGCGCTGCAGTTCACCGGGTTCGGATCTGACACCATCACCCTGCAGGGTGTGATCCATCCCCATTTCAAGGGCGGCTTGGGGCAGGTGGACAAGATGAGGCGGACGGCGTCGCTGGGTTTTCCCTTGCCGCTGGTCGCTGGAACCGGCCGGGTGTTGGGCATTTGGGTGATTGAAGGCGTCAGCGAAGGCCAGAGGGTTTTTGCAGCTGGTGGCGCACCTTTGCGGCAGGACTTCACAATCAACATCAGGAGATACGATGGCGGCCTCCGCAGTCTTCTACCGTTCTAAGCAGGGCGAGACGATTGATGAAATCGTTTGGCGCCACTACGGCAACCGGATCGCCGGTGCTCTTGAAATCGTGCTCGAGGCCAACCGAGATCTCGCGACCCTTGGCCCGGTGCTTCCGATCAATACAGAGATCGAACTGCCCGCGATCGAGGCACCAAAAGAGGCGGAGGCCGTGCGGCTATGGGATTGATTGATTTCAAGCCGTTTTTTCGGGTCGAAGTGGACGGCAAGGATATCAGCAACGTCCTTGCGCCGCGCCTTGTCAGCCTATCCTTGACGGATGCCGCAGGGGTGCAGTCGGATCAGGTCCGGATCACGCTGAGCGACACCACGTTATTCGGGCGGCTCGCAGAGCCAAAGGCCGGGGCCGAGATCCGGGTCTGGCTAGGTTATGCATTCCAGCTGAAATATATGGGCCTGTTTGTCGCTGACAGCGTGACAGTTGGTGGTCCGCCAGATCAGATGACGATCACCGGCACTGCGTCGGTGAATGGTGAAACCTCAAGCGGCAAGACCGCGCTGACCGACCAGAAGAAACGCAGCTGGCCGAGCGGGACCACAATCAGCGCCCTGGTGCAGAAGATCGCGGGTGAGCACGGCCTCGAGCATGCGGTTTCCGAAAGCCTGGCAAAGGTGGCCCTGTCTCATATCGACCAGATTGACGAAAGCGATATCAATCTCCTGTCCCGGATCGCACGTGATCATGACGCAATCGCCAAGCCGGGCAATGGCCGACTGATCATGGCAAAGCGTGGTGAAAGCCTGACAGCATCCGGCGCACCCATGCCGGTGCTCAGCATCACGCCAAAGAAGATCAGCCGCTGGCGATATCAGAACTCGACCCGCGAGAAAGCGGGCTCTGTCGTTGCGGTCTATCAGGATCACGGGAAGGGCAAGCCGATCGAATGTACCGCCGGTGACAGCGAGCCGAAACAACGCCTCAAGCGCCGGTTTCCGAACAAGGACGCAGCAGAGCAAGCCGCGGCGTCGGAGTTGCAGCGCCTCAAGAGGGCAGGGCGCGG